TTTTGGAACGTCTTTGACACGAGCAGTACCTGCAACTTCAGGAGGATTAGCCTTAGCGTGATTAATTTTATTAGTTATAAAAGAAAGGGTGTCAAATGGCAGCTCTGCCAATTTTTCCCTATCCTCTTCAGGGTGTAGCTCTAAAAGTTTAGCTCTTTCATTAGCTTTAAACTCTCTTGCCCAATTAGCATCCTTAGCATCAGCCTCAGAGTTAGCTTTGTATTTGGCAATCAATTCATCTTTTTTGCCATCTGCTAACATTTCAGCTTCTTTTTGTGCTTCTATTACAGCTTTGAGTCTTGAGTTTTCAGATTCTACTTCCTGTGCCCTCTTACGATACTTTTTGCTTTCTGCAATTAATGCTCCTTCAGGCGAATTTGTAGGAGCTTCTTGTGTAGTTTCCTCACTAACTGTTTCGGTAGCTACGGATTGTTCTTCGGACATACTGTCCTCCTATATATTGTTATTTGGAATTTGTATCATACAATATGTTGCATAATACAAGTAGGATAACTTAAATTACTTTACTTGTAAGATGCAAGTATTAATGGATAATCAAACACAATATAAGAAACAATGGTTTGACTTTATGGGGTATAAGCCTCATTTAGGACAAAGAAAGCTCCATTTCCCCGATAAAGACACAGCGAGATTCTTCGTTATGGTCTGTGGGAGGCGATTTGGCAAAACTACTTCGTCTGCAATGGAGGCAACTTATTATGCCTCACAACCAAATAAAAAAATATGGTTGGTTGGGTTATCCTATGATAAAGCAGACTTAATGTTTAGAGAAGTATGGCAAAAGATGGTGGTTGGTCGTGCTAATGACATTGAAAGAGCCTCTGAAAAAGAAAGATTTATAAAATTTAAGTGGGGAACTACTGTAGAGGCTAAATCTGCTGATAATCCTGATTCACTCGTTGGGGAGGGGTTAGATTTACTCATTATGGATGAGGTGGCTAAAATGAAGAGGAAGATATGGGATATGTATCTTTCGCCAACCTTGTCTGATAGAAAGGGCAAAGCAATATTCATAACTACCCCTGAAGGGTTTAATTGGATATATGATTTGTTCCTGCTTGGCAAAGAAGATGATTTATGGGAATCTCACCAAGCCCCAACTTGGGATAACGATGTAGTGTTCCCTGATGGGAAGAAAGACCAATTCTTAATTGAACGTAAACGAAATATGTCCAAAGAGCTTTATGAGCAGGAGTATGGGGCAATGTTTACTTCGTTTGAAGGTAGGGTTTACCCTTTTGACAGGGCTTTGGATATGGGAGAGTTTCCATACAATCCTAATTACCCTACTTTTTGCTCAATAGACTTTGGGTTTAGGATGCCTGCTGCAATATGGTTTCAAACTCATATGGTTGGCGGCTTAACACACATAAACGTAATAGATGAGATTGTACACAAACCAAACATCAAGACTGATGAGTTTGCAGATATGATTAGTGCAAAACGCTACAATGTGAGGGAATATTATGGCGACCCTGCGGGGATGCAAGCACAAGGACAGTCAGGGTTAGGGGATATTGAGATTTTTAGACGTAAAGGCATACAAGTAAGAAGCATCAGAGATAAAGTATCAAGAAGTATTGCATCAGGAGTAAGCCACGTTAGAGGGTTTATAGAAAATGCACAAGGACAGAGGTTTGTACATTTAGACAAAAAGTGTATGGGGTTAGCAGAAGATTTAGAAAATTACAGATACCCTGAATCAGGAGAGGGTAAGGACTTAAAACCTGACCCTGTTAAGGATGGAAGGCACGACCACAGTATGGATGCTTTCAGATATTTCTTTTTAAATAGATTTCCAATTAGACAACGAGAGTTAGGAGTAATTTCACGATGATGAATCCGATGGACATAATACAAGAATCGGTCAAGGACTATAAGCTAAATATGGCAAAAGAAAGGCGAAATGAGATTCGCAAGCTCCTTGATTACTATACAGGCACAGAAACAGAGAAATATATTGATGATTACTTTTCTGCTGATGCTTTTAGAGAGATTCCCTTGTATAATGCGAATTTTACACGCAGGTTTATCAACAAAATGTCAAGAATTTACACAGTAGGGGCTTCTCGCAACGTGAGCGAGTCTTACTCCTCTTTGACTCGTAAAAAAGACACTAAAATGAAGCACATTGAAAGAATGACTCGTCTTGTAGGGTCTGTAGCAACGCAAGTTGTTTACCGAGATGACCTCCCCCAACCCTGCTTTGATTATAGACCTGTTTATTACTTTGATGTGCATCTTGGCGAGAACCCCTTTGTGCCTGAAGCAATAACATACCCAATTATGATGAACGTAAGTGATATTTCTGCTACTGAAAAGCTACACTATGCTTATTGGGATAAAGAAAGATACATACATTTTGATGAAGATGGCAATATAATGGGCGAGTATGAACACGGATATGGAGTAATACCATTTTTATTTACCCACAGAGAAGACCAAATTGATTCTTTCTTTGTTGAAGGAGCAAATGACATCGTTAGCTGCAATGAGCAGGTAAATATAACGATGACAGAGCTTCAATTAGGCTTGAGATTCCAAATGTTTGGACAACCATTCATTACAGGGATGTATGGGGATAAAAAATTAGAACGAGCAGGGAGCGATACAATACTTGACTTGCCTGAAGGCTCTACTTTTGGTATTGCTGCTCCTGAAGGCGATATTCAAGCAGTAATTGAGTCTGTTAAATTTCAGTTGGACTTAGTTGCTCAGAATAACCATCTATATGTGCAGTTTGCTCAAGATGGTGGAGAAACTCCATCAGGGATTGCACTCAAGATTAAGGATTTAGAGCGTTTTGAAGATTATCAAGACGATTTAGACCTTTATCGTATGTATGAGTATGATTTATATGATATTGAGAAAAAGATTGCATCATACAACAATATTTCTTTACCTGAAGAACTCAAGATTGACTTTAAAGAACCTGAGTACCCAAAAACAGTCCAAGACCAAATATTAATGGATGAGCATATGCTAAACCATCATATGATTGATGAAATTGGGCTACTTATGAAATATAACAAGGATTTAAGTAAATCTGAAGCCGAAGCTATCATAAAAGCTAACAGAGAAGCTATGGAAGATGAGCATTTACAAGCTATGGAAGATATGGGCGAAGATGCCTAAGGTAGAAATAGAAACTAACTTTAGCTTTCCTAATCTTGTAAAGAAGTACAAGAAGCTCAAGAAGAAGATGGACACCGATACTTACAAGGCAGTAGCTAAAAATGCAAGAGAAATGCTCAAAAAGGGTAAAGTAGTTCCACCTCTTACCAATAAATCAAGAAGTAAGGCAGAATTTGCTAAATACGGTAGAAAACCTCTTTACAAGACACGAGATTTATACAAAAGCATTAAAGGAAACTCAAAGGGGTTGCATATGCTTGGATATGGGGGGATACACAATGATGGATTAGGGCGATACCCTAAAAGGGAATTTATAAAAATAAATAAAGAAGAGCAAAATAAGTTAAGCAAGGAGCTTTTTAAAGAAATACGCAAAGCACTAAAAAAATAAAGGAGAAGTATGAAGATATTTAAGCTGTTCAAGGAAATGAAAGAAGTACTTACCTTAATTTTTACTCAAAACATAGAGATAACCCACCAACTTGCCTCAGTACAAGCACAATTAGATAGAATGGAATCAAATTCACAGCCGATATACGAAGAGTTCGAGGATGAACACAAAGGCGATATAAGAATTACTAAAGAAATCTACAACGAGATGTGCGAATACCTTGAAGAAGACGAAATAGAACTAATGGGGCTTACTTAAGTTCAACGTCCTTACTATTCCTCTCAGGAATTACAAATTCTGCATAAGTATCACATTTTGGGCAAGTAAAGCAAGAAACTATACCCTCACCCTCATATCCACACTCATCAAAGTGGAAATCATTGCTCCAAATCATATCTGCATCACAATTATAGCACTTAATCATCTTTTTTATCCAATTCTGCCTTTAAATAGGCTTGAAAATCCTTATCATCACCTTTAAATCCAACATACATACCAAATAATACGTTATAAGAGTCTATTTTCTGCTCAAGCCCTATAATTTTAGCCTCAAGCTCTTTTTTACTTGTCTTTTTTTTCAAGTTCTCTCCTTTTTATTTCTTCTTGCCACGCTACACGTTGTCCTTTTGTAGGTCTTTTTGCTTTTAAAGGTTCTACCCCTACAGCCTCAGCACGTTTCTTCCACCTATACCACCGTTTCCGTTGGTCAAGGTATTTAGCCTTCTCTTTTTCAGACTTAACTATCTTCTTTACTTGTTTCTTTTCTTTCGCAACCCTATGAGCCTGATTCTCAATCTTACGCTCAGGCAAGGTAGTTACTGCAATTACTTCTTCAGGAATCTCATCTATGATTTCCTGCACATCCTCAATCTCACCATCAATAACATCAGCCACCTCTATCTTCTTCATAAACTTTTCAAAAGGCGAATCTACTGTTACGTTAATATTCTTTACAAGTTTACCACTATGCTCAAGTATCAACCTACCTGCCTGCACGTTACCACTCTTTGCTTCTCTTATCATCGCATTTAACACCGCAGGTATCTCACCACCAAACTCTACCATATACCGATTATAGATAGCATCTACAAAGTTCGGGTCACTCTTCCAATCTACCACAGTCCTTACTTTAACTCCCAAAGCATCTGCAACTTCTTGTGCAGTAATATCAGGATTTAAGGCGTATATCTCGGCAGCGTGTGCCTTACGTGGGTTCTTAACTAATTTAGTCATAATATCCTTTCTACCATTATTGTAATTTAACTACTATGGTAGTTATATGTGGTAGTTTTTTTGTTTTTTTATTTTGGTAGTTAGTTTTTGTATTTTATAGGGAATGGTGACCCCCCACCCGAAATACCGCCTATCCCCTATAGGGGGTGCATCACTTACGAGTAACTTACGAGTAATATTTTACGCCTGTTTTGACTGTACCATATCACAAAAATAATCAAATCACATCACAAAATTTGACTATGAAATCACATCACAAAACAAAGTGACCGCATAAAACCCCTTTAAAACGCTTGATTTATTGTTAAGTCATACATAACCTTAACCGCATACAAAAAAGCCCCTAGAAAGGCTATTTATGGCTCAAATAAGTATGGTTTATTGATTTGGTAGTAATACGGGAATAATAAGGGGCGTGAAAGCCCTATTTTATAGTAATATTAGATTACATTTAATAACATAACTAAACATAACTAATTAGAATAGTTTTATTTGTTGTTTAAATTGGTTGTTGTTGGTGGTGTTTGTTTGTGGTGGTGTTAGATGTAGGAAACAAAAAAGCCCACGTTTAAATGGGCTCTTTGTTTGTGTTGTTCTTATGGTGTTTTTGTTATAGGTTATTTAGACCGCCTTTTAAATATTTCTTAAAATGCCGTAAGGCGTCTTTGGTTGTGGTATCAGGTGAATATCTAAATTTTCTATACTGACCGTCTTTAATTATTGAAATACATTTTAAACATCTGTAATATTTTACACAATAATCCCCGTAGTAAGTTTCTTTTATATAGTTCATTTTATACCGCCTTTTTTTCGCATTGTGTAAACGTCCCATATCAACGGAAGTATAGCCAATGCCGTTACAAGTTCTATTATTATTATTTCTAATATCATTTAAAAGCCCCTTCTTTTAACTACATTTCGTGCTATTTCTTTTAGTTCGTGGTTCATATCCAAGCCTTGCCCAAAATCAGTACGCCCCCAAATATATAAACCCTCATATTCAGCCGTTACAGCCCCGATTTTATTAAGTTCTTCATACAACCAATCCGATACAATAAAGTAAACAAAAACTTCTGTAAATTCGTCTTCTTCTTCATTGTAATCATTGACAAACTCTATATAGTCGCCTAATTCATTAATTTTACTTATTAATTGATTGCAACCGGTTAAAACCTCGTTATTTACAATATGTTCTACGAATTTCTGTTCGTCTTCTGTTAATCCGTTCCAATTTAATTTTACCTGTGTTTCCATTTTTTACCCCTTTATTAGTTAATTACAACGCCTAAATATTAACAACTGATTAAGATATAAGTCAAGTAAAAAGATGAAAAAAGACGTTTTCACGACGAGAAAAAAGTTTTTTGTTGTAATTGTGGTAGCGGTGGTGTTACATTTAAAAAATAGTTTAATTTAGGTAAATTTTAAGGTTTTGAGGTATTAAAGTAATACTTTAAATCACAAAATTTACACATCTTTAATTTATTGAGATGGTTGCATAATACAACTAATATTTTATGCTATTTTTGAAGGTGTTTTTTGAGGTGATTTTGAGAGCAAAAAGTGATGCGTTTTTTGATATAATACTGAATTATAATTTACTATTATAATTTTGCCCTTATATTTTATAAATCGTGATTATAATTTTGATTTATAATTTGCTTTTATAATTTTACTTCTTAATTTTTAAAACTTCTTATTAACTTCTCTTTTAATACTTTACCTATTGAGATAGTCGTTTGCTTGTAATTGCAGAGGAATCCCTACATCCCATTATTTGAGATGCTGAACCCTCTGCTTTACCTACCGAGCCGAGCCGATGCAGTATATAGCAACCTAATATCAATTCACGATTTAAAGTCGGTAGATTCATTCACAGGTGATTCTGTGCCACGACAGGCGTTATCTACTTCGGAATACCTTATTGGCTATGTCGTCATCTTTTTGTAACCAATTTCTATTACCCTAACGCAAAAAGTGTGTTATCCCAAACCATTAGGGGTTGAAAATATAAAGCATCTCCAAATTCTATGCAAGACATATCTTTAAAAAATAAATATTCATCTTTTCCTCCTCTATAGATTAAAAATAATTAACTTTTGTTGAAAAAAAGATTAGGAATTGAATAACAAGTGTTAATAAGTTATCACATCAGTTGAAATGATTGATGAATGTTTTTAAACTTAATGAAAGGGAAACGAAATGGCTACAATATATAATGGGATAGACTTAGAAAGAAGATTAGGGATGTTAGATAAAGAACAGTTAGAACTTATACTAATTAAACTTATTAAAGGTGATTACCACAACAAAACTACATCAGTGATAAGAACCAAAACCCTACGATTAATCAATGAAGAATACAAAGAATCATTAAGTGGATTGGAGTTAGCGTAATGAATAAAGTTGAAACAGTAAAACAAATCATAGATGAGAGTGGCGGTCATATAGCATCAGTAGTATTCGTTAAAATGGATGGTACTGTGCGTAAAATGAATTTCCGTACACAAGTATCCAAAGGCGTAAATGGTAAAGGATTAAAGTACAATCCTTCATCTGTGGGTAATACGGTTGTGTATGATATGGGTGCAGACGGATACCGTACCATAAAGTTGGACAATGTACAATCACTTAAAGTTAATGGCAAATCTTATAATTGGAGTAAATAATGGTAAAAGAAAAAGTAATAACACATACTAATTGGGGTTTATATGTTGTGGAAAATGGTGAATTATTATACACACATACATATAAGGATATGGAAATAGATAATTGGGTGCAAGTTTCTGACTTAACCGATTTATTAGATTCTGAATACAAGACCTTAGAATTTATGCTAAGGCTTAACTATGGTTATAAACTGAATGGGAGATTTTTATAAAATGGAACGTGCTATGTTAAGTATACTAACGCAAAATGAAGAACTCTTACGGGAGTTGCAAAAAGAACAACAAAAACAGGCTACGATATTGGATGAGGTTATGTCCACTACTCAAAGCCTAATGGATGACGTAAATACAATAAGGGAGAAATTATAAAATGAGTAAGTTTGAAATTATTGCAAAATGGATTTATTCAGAATGTGATGAGCCAATTTCAGAAATACAATGGCTATTAGAATCTAAATATCTAACCGAAGAAAAATTACTTGATGTTTATGATGATGTAATAAAACAAATAGAGGAATTATAAATGAGTTTCAATGCTAAGGAATCAATATTGGCGTATTGGGAGATGCTTAAATTTTTCGGAGTTTGGGCATTGATAATGGGAATAGTATTTATTATAGCAGAAAGGATAAAAGGATGATTATATACGATATTATAAAATGGCTGAATTTTTTTATAGTCTTAAATCCATTTTTAGCGATGCTTTTATCTGTAGCAATAGGAATGTTAATTGACAGATTATATTTAAGATTAAACCCTAACTATAGCCTTTGGAAAAGGAGAATAAAATGAATTACCCGTATTGGGAATACGACCAAGTAAAAAAAGAGATTACTATATATTTTGGCGAACATAGTTATGTAACATATTATGATGAAGATGCTGAAGCACTATATAAGGACTTAGAACTTGGTACTGATAAGCAAAGACAATTCGCCTTAAATGAATTGTATTTAGACCTTGAACATTCTGACCCATACAGAAGGAGTTAATGATGGAAGAGATAGTCTACAGAAGAGTTATAGAACCTTATAATGTCAGAACTGAAGTTCCCGATAACCCAAAGTATATGGTGTTTTGTGATACCTGTGATGATGTTAGGTATTACAACAAAAAAAAATATGATGTTAGAAAAAATATGGACATCCCAAGATGCCTAAACTGTGGCTTTTTTAAGCCTGTAAAATCGTATTGGGGAGATTATGGTAAAGAGTATGTAAAACGAGGAAGATTGACGCAAATTCAATTACGAGGAACAGAATTGAAAAAGCGTTGTTGCCACGTTTGTCATAAAGAAATACAGTCAGATATGAAGGAACATCAAGAAAAAGTACACAATATGAAATTCGGCAAAGGTGTTGCAGTCAAGGAGAGGAATGGTAGTTCTTATAGCCCAAACAGAGAGAATATATATTCAATCCCGCTATCAGAAAGTGCCGATAGAATGGGCTTTGATATTAATTCAATGTTAATGGGGCTTGAGGTTGAATACAAGAAAGAGGAGAACTTATATGGGAGTCCATTAACCTACGAAGAATTTGAAAGTATAGAAGGGATTTAGCGAGAATTATAAAATAGGATTATAATTTTGCTTGGTACTTTGGAACTAATGTTTATAAATTAACTAACAAGGAATGAAAATGATTAACAATATATTAGTGTATGCAGTAATTACCATAGTTTCGTGGATTATATTTATGCTCTTAATTTATGGATTTATGGAAGTAGTAGATTACACAATAGAACAATGGAGATATGATGGAGATTAAAAATAACTTAAAGCAATTAGTAGCCAAGACAGGGATGAAACATAGCTTTCTGTCAGATAGAGTAGGAGTTTCAGATACTGCTTTTTCGTATTGGGTAAATAACCATAGACAGCCAAGTGGTATTTATGTAGCAAGACTATGTGAAGAACTTGGATGTACCGCACAAGAAATCTACAATGTATAGAAAGGGATAAAGGTGGAAATTAAAGATTTAGCAAGTAAGTATAATCTTGACCCAAAGAATGACTTTTGGAAGCATAAGCAGAGTGGTAAGTGGATTATAACTCACGATGCCTGTGAGAAAATTGCATCAATGGAGGGGATATTGCTAAAAGATTGGGAAACCCTAAATAGTGAAAGGGATTTTTGTAGATTCTTAATTACTATGGCTAAGGGCGATAAAGAGATTGCATCCATAGGTGAGGCAAGTAAAGAGAACTGTCAATCGAAATATTACGGTTCTATGGCTGAAAAGCGTGGAGTTGATAGGTGTATCCTAAAACTTATAAATGCCTACGAATATGGCATATATTCGGACTCAGAGGCAGATACCTTCAAGAAGCCTTCACCCAAAGAGGATATTGGTGAAGTAAAAGTAGCACCAAGACCTATCTCTAAAAATCAAATGAACTTGATTATGCAACTTGAACTCCAAGCCAATGTAAAACATCACATTGAGTTTGACGGGTTAAGTACGCAACAAGCAGATGAATACATAAAGAAGTTAGATAACATAATAAAGGAAAATGACAATGGGTAAAATAATAAACCTAAAGATAGACGTAACTAAGTTAGATAAAGAGAAGTTCTTTGTTGGTAAAAAAGGAACTTATACTAATGTAACTGTTGCTGAGAATATGGATGGTGAGAGTGAATATGGTGATACGCACTATGTTTATGAAACACAATCTAAGGAAGACCGTGAAGCCAAGACACCTAAGAATTATCTTGGTAATGGTAAAGAGTTTGTATTTAATGGTGGGAATGGAACACCTGCTGTTGCTAATACAGTAGATGACGACTTACCATTTTAGTCTAAATATAGTTATGGGGGGGTTATTCCCCCCTTTATCGAAAGGGTTATATATGAGTATGGAATGGGCAGTACCTACTGTCGAAAGAGAAAGAAGTAGGAAGGAAAATGAAAAAAAACGCAATAGTGCTGATGGAGAGCAAAGTCAAGATAAGAGAGTATTATATTGCACGAACTGTAAGCATTGCTTCCAGAGAAATATATTTTCAGCCAAGAGATTTTATGAGGGAAATGAGATAGAAGTGTATGTTGATTTCCCGTCAATAGGGAAAGAAAGGGTGGATTCTTGTGCTAAGTGTAAATAAAGGGGAAACTATGGGAAGTTTTGATGATTTTTGGGCGATATACCCACGAAAAAAAGAAAAGAAAAGGGCAAGAGTATCTTTTAATAGATTGCCTAAGAAAACTCAATCAGAGTGTATTGATGGAGTTAAGAAGTATATTAAGCAAATTGAGATACAGGGAACTGAGCCTCAATTTATAAAACATCCATCTACTTTTATAAATGGCGAGAATTGGGAAGATGATTTCGAGATTGAAGTTACAACAGTTAAGAAGATTTTAGCTACCGATTATAAAATGGATGCAGTAGGCTCTTCAAGAATAGGGTACTGTTCAGCCTGTGGGAAGAATGACTTTTATGACAAATTTCAAGTACACCAAGAGCAGAGTAGCTGTTGTGGGAGAGATGTAACTCCGACTCGTCAGTCTGCTTAACAAAGGATAATAAGATGGATGAAGAATACCAAAAAGAAGAAGCCTTAAAGGATATAATGGTCAAGAACGACAGGATTAAAGTTCTTGAGAATGAAGTTAGCATCCTTAATGCTGAAAATAAATTGTTGAGAGAGGGTTTAAGATGTTCTGTTGAGGGTAAGAGTTATAAGATAGCAGAACAATGTTTAGAAGAATTAAGGCATAGTTAGGGCTACCCTTTCCCCCTTTAAGCAAGGTTCTTTCCTATCCTTGCTTGACTATGCCATTTATTAAGGCTCTAATTTGCAATCGCTGAACACACCCTATCACGGGCTGAAAGCGTAGGGAATTGCATCTCCTAATATGTTTCACTACCGATATAGCATATTATAAAAAGAGCCTTTTAATTACCCAAAGAGAGCCACATTTCATTTCAATTTCAAGTGATACTGCTGACCACGAATTAGCAGAGGAACTTTTGAGGTGTGGCTATGGGTATAAATAAGGAGTAATAATGAATATATTTTGGATGTGTATGTTTGGTTTGTGTTTAGTTATATGTTACCTGTGGTGGCAGATTTTCAAGCTAAGGATATTAATTACAACAGTAATACTTGAAGAAAAGTCAAGAGAACTATTTGATGAGTATATGGATGATTTAAACTTTAAAGGTGGACATAACACAGAAAGGAATTAAGATGGCATCAGCAAGTCAAAGAACGAGAGATAGTATAATGGCAGTATATAGAGGTCAATTAAAAAAGTTTAGAGCATTATCAGTATATGACGATGAGGGAAACTTCTTGTTTGGCAAGAAAACTGAATTTGGGACGAGGGTTACACAGGAGTTGATAGACATAACTCAAAAGAGATTGATGGAGCTTATTAATCAAAATTTAAACCATAGAGGTATAAAGTCTATTGAGAATTACACCAACGGTCAAGCAGACAAGGAAGTGTGAGTTATGTGGCGTTTATAAAAAGAACGCCATATTTTACACATTAAAGCCTCATCCTGCGATTATAAAATTGCTTACTAATCCTGAAAACAGGACAGTATGTAAAGTATGTGCGATGAGGGAAGAATTTGGAAGTAAGTATAAACAAAGCAAAAAATATAAGGAATGGGAAGATGCCAAATAAAAGTAAAATAAAGGGGAATAACTATGAAAGATGGATTGTTAATTTTTTTGAAGCTGTCGGCTTACTTTGTAGGCGTGCTTGGGGGAGTGATGGTCGTAGTATGGGTCTTACTGAAGGAGTTGATGGTACGCTTAATGACGAGTATAAATGGCAGGCTAAATGCAAAGCCCAAATATCGCCATTTTATATCCCGAACGAAGAAGTGGATTTCCAAATCTTTAAGGGCAATAGAACAGGAAGTTATGCAACGATGACAGTTGAGAAGTTAGGTGAGATGATTACTCGGACTAATGAACTGTATCAGCATAATGAATCATTGGAAATGGAAAACAAGGAACTTAAAGATACGTTGTTCCGTGAGCTTAAATAAGGATTTTATAAGTTTCGTCAAGACTTTTAGTTGTAGCGTGTGTGGGACTTCTCCTGTTGATGCACACCACTTGGACACGATAGGTATGGGGGGCAATAGAAAGAACGATTGCGAGGAGGATTTTTCTTGCGTTCCCCTTTGCCGACAACATCATACTGAGTGGCATCAGCTTGGCGATACAGATTTTTACAGGAAATATAATATCAATCTATGGAAGATTTCATATCAAATGAATAAATCTTTCAGACGAGAAACCAAATAAAATTTAGAATTTCTTGCTTTTTATCTTGGGTTTTCGGAAGGGTATTTGTTAATGTACCTATATGCAAACAACAAATAAACAATGAGGTAAAAATGAAAAACATACATAGAAGTAAAGATGGTACTTACGCAGTTGTAAATACAGAGGGGATGGAAATTAAGAGGCTACTTGGGCTTTTTGATATGATATTCAATGCCGAAGAATCAACCTTATCAGACACATTTGACAGTTACATTAAGGACAGGAAAGAGATGTTGCAAAACTCGATAGTTGAGCAGTACGATATATTGGTTGAGAAAGTCCCTGAAATTACTGATGGCAAGGAGATGTTTGAATGGTGGAGTTATGCTTGGTTTAGGGAGGCTTGGGTTCAGCTTGCCCAAAAATCCAACAAGAAGTTTATATTTGAAAAAGATAATGCTACTAAGAAATATATCGTAAATGAGGTGTTTGAAAAATGAAAATTAATGAAATGAGTTTTAAGGATACTCTTGATATTGAAGAGGAAATGATAAAAATTATGTTAGATAAGTGTATTGAACAAGATGATGTTTCTGAATGGCAATTCATAGAAACCCATAAAGAAAAATCTAAATACGCAAGAACTGATGGGATTTTAGTTAAGGATGGGTATATGGTAGCATCAGTAGAAAATAGAGGCAGGTATGACGTAACTTGGGACTATGTAAAAGGTGAAGGAACGTGGCTCTTAACAGAAGCTAAACTATTGGCGAATATAGAGCTATCCAAAACATTGCAAATACCATTTATGTTTTGTGGATACTTCCCAAATGAGAATATATACGCAACACTTAGGGTTACAGATGGAAGTGGCAAGGTTATAATTAAATATGAAGTTAGTGAAACGTGGGCGAAAAAGAACAAAGATACTGACGAGAAGGTTAAAAAGAGGAACGCCTATATTCCTATAAGTCAATTCAAGGTGATTCAACTTTGAAATTTACAGGAACAGTAAAAAATGGTAAGTTAAAACTCTATGATAGAGAGGGG